ATGCGCTGGTATGGACTGCCCTACCTGCGGCACGCCCTGCCAGATACGCGAACCGGGCAAGCCGATTGCACGAGGGGTGTGACGTAGTGCTCTACCCGCTGTACCACATCGTCTCCGACCAGTCGCGCCGCAACCTCCTGGCTGCGCGTGGCCCCGGCGAGCTGCCGGAGTTGCCGCAGGGCGAGGCGGTGCGGGCGTGGGACTGGGAGCGGACTGGGGAGGTGGACCGGATCATCAGGCAGAAGCCGGTGGGACCAATGCGACGGACGGCGTAAAGAGGACATTTGATGACCACACGGGCACAGACGGCACAACATAAAAAGGCGTTCCTCGACGCTTTTGCCGAATATGGCAATGTCAGCCGCGCCGCCCTGGTCGCCAATGTCGAGCGCCGCACCATCTACAAATGGCTAGAGCATGACGAAACCTTTACACTCGAATATCGTCAGGCAGAGATTCAGGCTGAGGACGTGCTGGAGCACGCCGGATGGAAGCGTGCGGTCAACGGTGTTCCGCAGGAGCACGGCATCTATCACCAGGGCGAGCAGATCGCTACCGAGGTCAAGACGGAGTACAGCGACACCCTCTTGATGTTCTTGCTCAAGGCGCGCAACCCCAAGAAATATCGGGATCGGGTGAGTATCGACTATGGCGATGTCCCCACCGATAAGCTCCTCGCGGAGGCCGTCGCGCTCGGACTTGTTGCAGCGGGAGATCGACCGGCGTAGGACAGACGTTGCGGCTGAACTCGCCCGGCGTGGCGTCACGGTCGTTGATCCTGAGGCGGATAGCGAAGGTCGTACGGCAGAGCAACAGCAGGAACGCACCAACTGCCTAGCTGACCCGGTCCATTTCATTCTGACCCATTGCAAACTGCGGAGTGACACCGGCGCCGGACTGATCCCGTTCGCCCTGTTCGACTACCAGCATGACCTGCTGCGGGACTTCCTGGCCTATCGTGAGCTGATCATCCTCAAGGCCCGGCAACTTGGCATCAGTGAACTGGTGGCGGCCTACGCCGTATGGATCACACTCAAGCCGCAACAGAACGTCATCCTGCTCAGCCAGACGGAGAAGGATGCTGACGAGCTACTCAAGAAGTGCCGGACCTGCTACGAAAGCTTGCCCGATTGGCTGCCCTCGCCGGTGCTGGACGAGCGCAAGGTCAGTACGTTGGAACTGGTCAATGGCAGTCGCATCCTCCCGGTGACGGCCACCCCGCGATCGGGACGCGGCTTCAACGCACAGTTGCTCGTATTCGATGAATGGGCGCACCAGCAAGCGCAGGCGGAAATCTACGCCGCTGCCGCGCCGACGGCCAAGAGCGCGGGCAATCAGATCATCGGCCTCTCCAGCGCCAATGGCGTCGGCAACTTCTTTGCCCGGCAGTGGGAACTGGCGCAGAACGGCAAGGCCGCCCATCCGGTGTTCCTGCCCTGGAACATTCGACCGGGACGGGACCAGGCGTGGTACGACCAGACGACGCGCAATCTCGAAGATTGGCAGCGTGCCCAGGAATATCCGACGACGGCCGACGAGGCGTTCATCCTCTCTGGCCGACCGCGCTTTGACCCGGTGGCACTGAGCGATATCGCGCGCGGGTGTGTCGAGCCGGCCGGTAGCCAAACGCTGGGCACGGACAATGATCGCCGTCCACTCGGCACCCTGCGGACGTGGCAGGCACCGCAACCAGGCCGGCGCTACGTCGCCGGTGTCGATACTGCTGAGGGCCTGCCTAAAGGCGACTACTCTACTGCCACCATACTGGATGTCACAAGCGGCGTCGACGTCGCGGAATTGCACGGCCACTGGCAGCCCGACGAGTTCGCGCATCACTTAGCGGTCCTCGGGCGGCAGTATGGCACGGCCCTGCTGGGCGTGGAGCGCAACAACCACGGGCACGCGGTCCTGCTCGCCCTCCAGAAGATCGAACACTATCCGAACCTGTACCGGCACGCGGAGTATGACGCGCGGACACCGCAGACACCAGGCGCGGTACACCCGGCAGGCTGGCAGACCAGCAGCAAGTCGAAGCCGTTGATGATCGACGCGCTGGCCGAGACGATCCGCGAGCGCCGCCCCTATCGCAACGCCCTGTTCATCGCGGAGGCGCGCGTCTACACCATACTCGACAACGGCGACACGGCGGCGAGCGGCGACATGCATGACGACCGGGTGGTCGCCTACGCCATCGCGGAACAGATGCGCCGCAAGCCGGTACGGCCATTTACCTGGGCCGCCGGTCCGGCATTGCCCCAGATCGAGATACGGTAAGGGAGCGGGCATGGCCTCCATCCAGGACCGTATCACGACCAACGATCTGCCCGGCGCGCCCAACGGCATCGTCAAGGCGACCCCCGGCATCGTTTCAACGTTGCGCGCCAATCCCTTCAACGAATACATCGCCGGTGGCGTCGGCGGCAGCGGGCAGTGGTTTACGAACTACCTAAGGACGCTGCCCTACGCCATTGACGATGTCACGACCGACTTCGGCACCGACCTCTATGAGCGCATGTTGGTAGACGCGCACGTCGCGTCGGTGTTCAATGTCCTCAAGAGCAGCATCCTGGAAGATGGCATCCGCGTCCTGCCGGCGGTGGACGACGAATCGGCGGACGGCTACCAGCAAGCGGCAGAAATGGCCGACGTTGCCGCGCGCATGCTGGACGACCTCACGCCGGACCTAGACACGGTGCTCTGGAATTTGCTAGACGCCTGCGCGCTTGGTAACCGCGTCGCGGAGCAGGTGTACCGGATGGACAGCACCTACGCCGGCACGCAGCAGGTGACACTGGAGGCGTTGCGCGTCAAGCCACGGGCGATGTACGCCTTCGTGGTCGACGCCTACCTCCGGCTGTTGGGCCTGGTCGGCCTGATCCCCGGCGTTGGTGCGCCGCTGATGCAAGGCTACCTGCTTGATCCCAAGGACACGCCGAACCTGCTGCCACGCGATAAGTTCATGGTGTACAGCTTCCGTCCAGTCCAACAGGACCCGCGCGGCACCAGCGTGCTCCGACCGGCGTACACGCCCTGGAACCTGAAGCAGCAGGTGATTCGCGAGCACGTCCGCTACCTAACGCAGTTCGCGGCTCCGTCGCTGGTCGGCTACACGCCGGAAAACGCACAATCGGTACCGCAAGAAGACCCGCTCGGCAATCCACTGTTGGATGGCAACGGCAATGTGCTGCTGAACCCGACGCCAGAGCAGGCGATGCAACAGGCGCTGACCGCATTCCGTAACGGCAGCGTCGTGGCACTCCCTGGCGGCTCGAAGTTGGATGTGCTGTTCAGCACCGGCGAAGGGGGAGCCTTTCACGCGGCGCTCGACCGCTACGACCGGGACATCACCGAAGCGGTGCTGAGTCAGACACTCGCAACGAGCGAGGGACAGCACCAGGCGCGCGCCGCATCGGAAGTCCACCAGGACGTGCAGGACACCATCATCCGCCAGGCAAAGCGTGCGGTCGAACGGGTGTTACGGCGAGACGTCCTACGTCCATGGGTGCGCTACAACTACGGCGAGCAAGCGCTGCAACTGACGCCAAAGGTGACGCTCGGCAAGGCGGAAGCGCCGGACCTGCCAACCTTGTGGACGGCGGCGGCGGCGCTCCAGACCGCCGGCTATCTCGCTCCGAGCCAGTTGCAGCCGCTGGATGAGGTGCTCAACCTCCAGGCGCGCGAAGCCGACGAGTTGCCGCCGACGCCGCAGGAGCAAGCAGACCAGCAGCAACAGCAGTTGCAGATGCAACTGGACGCCAAGACGCAGCAGCCGGCAGGCAATACGCCACAGAAAGGAGCGGCATGACAAGCGCGATCGTACGCCGCACCGGCAAGTTATTCGAGTCCGGCAGGTACGAAGACAAAGACTACGCGATGACCGATGCGGAACTGGTTGCCGCCGCTGCCGCATTCTCACCAGTACCCATCGACATTGAGCACGTCCCATCCGTCCTGAGTGGCAAACTCGGGATGTTGGAGTCAGTCAAGATCGACGCCGACGGCAAGACGTTGCTCGGCACCGTGGCTATGCCGTCCTGGCTGGACGCGCTCATTGACGACAGCGAACGCAAGGTGAGTTGCACCTGGAACCGTGCGACGAAGACGCTGGCAGGCCTGGCGTTGGTACGAACGCCGCGCATCGCCGATGCGGTGCTGATGTCTGCCTTCAGCGCCGCCGCGCCGGAAGCGGAGACCGTCAACATTCCGGCAGACTTCGCCGGCCAGCGCCACAGCGCCAGTGACGCCGCCGATATTCAAATGGTCCACGATGTCAGTGTTCGTCAAGGCGCCGAGTGCGCCGGAAAGGCCGATATGTCCACTACCGCTCCGCTCAGCCCCTGGGAGAAGTTCAAGCGCATGATGGAAGGAGGCGAGGCAGCGCCAGCCGAGTTCACCGCGCCGGTGATTCCATCCGTCACGCCCCCCGACCCGGAGAAGGATGCGCTCAAGCAGCAACTGGCAGAGTTGCAGGCGGCGCAAGCCGCGCAGGTTGCAACCTTCCGCGCCGAGACCATCAGCCGAGATGCTGCCGCGTTCGCTGATGGAGAGGTGGCCGCTGGCCGCGCCTACCCTGCCGAACGCGAGGCGATCATCGCCCTGTTCAGCGCCGCCGCCGAAGATGACGCGACACACGGCCAGGCGTCGTTCAGCAACGGCGCCAAGGGCAGTCGCGTTGATGCGCTCAAGGCCGCCTATGCGCAGCGACCGCCGCATGGCTTGACCCGGGAACTGCTCGCGCAGACGGTCAACGCCGGCGGGGCAACGGCGCTGCCCAACCAGGCGACGACCGAGTTCAGCGGCGCGGAGAAGCCGATCACGCCGGAGCGTCGCGCGCAACTGCTCCGCCTGACCGCCATTGGTCGGGAGGTGCTGGCGTCCGAAAAGAAATAACGCGCTCCGTCCGCTAGCGCCGGATTGCCGGCGCTTCCCCTCTTGACTATGAAAGGATAGGCAGATGCCTACGACCGCATTCCAAACCTACAGCGGTTCCAAGCTCATCCCGATCTATCGCCCCGACCTGGCCCTCGTGCAGAACGTCGCTATCGTTCCTAGTGTCACGCTGGCGCAAGGCACCGTCATGGGGGAGCTGACGGCGACCCCCGGCACCTTCAAGGCGTATGCAACTGGCAACGCGGACGGCAGCCAGGTTGCCAAGGGCATCCTCCAGTACGCGGTCACGACCGACGCCAGCGGCAATGTCACCCTGGCCGGCGAGTACGGCCAGACGAGCAAGGCCGCGCCCATCTACTTCAGCGGGAGTTTCCGCACGCAAGACCTCGTGGGGCTTGACGCCGGCGCCCTCACGAATCTCGGCGGGTCGCTCGCCGAAGGCAGTCTGACCACTGGCATCGTGCGGTTCTAATGCAGACCTGGAAGCAATCCACGCCGCAGCCAATGGACGATAAGGCCCTGGCAGCGATCAAATCGGCATCGCATGGCCTCACCATCGAGGATGCCGATTTCTGGATTGCCTTCCGGCGCGCGTTGCTCTTGCTGGTGGACGCCATCGAGAAGCGCCACGGCATCCCGTCTGTTGTTGAGCAATACGAACGCCGCTCCCGCAAGTCCTAGCAGACCCGGCCCCGCGCATGATGCGCCGCGCCATTCTCCATAGAGCCGCCGCAGGTGCGCCCGCTCTCTTTACTGAGTGAAAGAGAGCATATGTCATGGCTGACGTAATCTTCCCTACCAACGCAGAGTTGGAACTGATTGCCCAGGACCTCCTGCCGCGCATGATGGCCGACCGGCCCGAGTTCAAGTGGTTCCCCACTGCCAACGAAGACGCCTTCCTGGTGATGTGGGAGCAGCGCGATAACTGGCAGGGTTTGCAGCAGGTGCGTGGCCTGAACGGTGAGCCGGGCAAGGTGAACCGTCTCGGCTCCAAGCGCTACCTGATGCAGCCAGGCGTCTACGGTGAGTTCACCACGCTTGACGAGATGGAAATGACCGTCAAGCGCACGCCGGGCACGTTCGCTACGCCGATCGACGTCACTGATCTGGTGGCGCGAGAGGAAGAGCGTCTGTTGATGCGGCGCATCGACCGCATCTCCACGATCATCTGGACATTGCTCGTCACCGGCACCTTCAGCGTGGCTGGCCCCACCGGCGCCGTGCTGCATACCGACAGTTACACCACGCAGGCCCTCACGGCTGCCGTCACGTGGGCGACCGGCGCCACCGCGACACCGCTCGCTGATTTGCGTGCCGTGCAACTCTTGCACCGTGGGCACTCCGTAGACTTCGGCAGTCGCGCCGTGGCCTACATGAACCGCATCACCTTCAACCAGATGATTAGCAACAGCAACTCTCTTGACATCTATGGCCGGCGCACGCAGGGTCTCGGCACCATCAACAGCCCGGAGCAGTTGAACCAACTGCTGGCAATGGACGACCTGCCGAACTTCCAGGTCTACGATGAAGGCTACCTGGCCGAGCCGTCCGCCACCTTCACGCCATATATCCCCAACAATAAGGTCGTCGTCGTGGGCAAGCGTCTGGATAACTCGCCCATCGGTGAGTACAAGATGGTCCGCAACGCCAACAACCCCGGCCTCGCCCCTGGTCCCTATATGAAGATCGTGGACAACGGGGACCGCGCCGTGCCCCGGCTGATCCAGGTCCACGACGGGCACAATGGGGGTCCGGCACTCTACTTCCCCTCCGCAATCGTGGTCATGACGGTCTAAGCAGTAGGAGGAGCAAACACAATGGCAAAGCATACGGTGCACGTCACCCAGCATCCGGTCGGCCAGCATCCCGCCGGCGCCGTCGTCAGCAAAGACGACTTCTACGCTGACGATGACAAACTGCGGGACAAGCATTGGCAACGGCTCTTGGACCTGGGTGCCATCAAGGCCGAAGAGCAGGATGAGGATGACGACCTCCTGACGCTGTCCGAAGCGCAGCGCTCCGACTCGCCGCCGACCCTGCCGAACGTCCCAGAGAACGTGCTGACGACCCAGAAGGAAGTCGATCACGTCATGTCGGAGGCGGATACCTTCAGCGGCAACCGGCTGCCGAGGGAAGGCACGCGCCAGCAACCGGAAGACGTGAGCACTCCGGCAAGCCGCGCGGCTGAGCGGCGCCGCTAATGCCCGTCACCGCGCCGCAGGTGCAATCGCTCGCGATCATCGAAGTGGGCGACGTTGACGATTATCGCTTGACCAACAATCAGGCGGCGGTGTGGCTGCTCTACGCCGACAAAGACAATATTGCGCCACGGCTGCGGTACCTCTACTTCAAACGCTGGTGCATCGACGCCGTCATCGCCTTCTACCGCGCCCAGATCGACACCACTCTGGGCGAGGCGACATTGCACTATCAGCAGCGCGTAGGCAATCTGCTGCTGATGCGCAAGGAAGTGGAAGACGAAATCACCCGCGTCGAGCTGCGCGCCCGCAGTAACCGGGCGCCGTCGCTGGCGCCCCTCACCAACGTGACGCCGGAACTCCCGCCGGACCTGTCGCCGCCGGCGCTCGGCACGAGTTACCCGGACGCCAATGGCAAGGATGTGCAGGGCGACCCCTACATCCAGAGTTACCGGCGCTACGGGTGAGTAATAACCCCAACGTTCCGAACGTCCCGGTGGACGACGATCCGCTGGTGCAACTGCTCACCGACCTGGGTGTCGTCTGCCTCTATCGGCAGCACTATATCGCTGCCGGTGAGTCGGGCGGCAGCCTCACCGCTGGCACGAACGTCACGCAGCCGGTCGGCACACACGACGCTAGCTTCGATCCGACCGAGCACGCTGCCACCGACTCGACCGTTGACGCCGGCACGGGGTTCACGCCGGCCTACGCGCCGGCCGTCAGCGTGCGGGCCTACTTCCCGCCGCCGGTGGTGTTCAGCATCGCCGGCATCGGCCCGGTTGGGCTGGACCTGCAAGAG